GTAGATACCCGCCGTGTTGAGCGTACTTTTGACCCGTACGGGGAAGTACGGGTGGGGGGTTCTGTGGTACTGCCCAAGCCATCGCACGCATTATTAGTGCGACCCCTTTTCAGAATTGCACTTGCGGCAGAGAACCTGGGCGTTGGCGGCATCGTTTGTGCCACCTCGCGATAAAGGAATGATGTGATCTAAAGTTAAGTCACGGGTGCTTCGACATTTACTGCACCAAGGCTGGGCGGCACGCATTATCTTAGACAATGCACGCCAAGCTGAATCGTATCCGCGTTGCTCACGTCTTACTCTTGTACGTTCTTTCTTACGACCACACTCAAGACATCTTGTAGCCCTAACAACAACACCGCAATCAACGCAAGGTCTAGGCATTGGCATCTGTATTAAACCTTTGCAGATATTCGATTGCTTTATCTAATGCAGTGCAATCATCCTTAAACGCACCAAGACCAGTGTTGCAGTTTTGACATAACAACCCGCGCACTTGATGGGTTGAATGATTATGGTCAATGCTTAGTCGTTTGCCATTTTCTTTTTCAGTCTTACCACAGATGAGGCAACAACCATTTTGATTTCTAAGAAGAGTCTCATAATTCCTTTGAGACTTGCGAATGATAGCGCGATGGGTGTTACGACAATCACGGCAAATATTGCGATAACCGCTTTTATGATTCGATGACTTATTAAACTCACTTAGGGGTTTCTCATTCTTACACTTAGAGCAGAGTTGATTATTCTCCGTCATCCTCTAATAACTTTTCAAAATCATCATTGGCAATAACGTAAGAGTTATATGCAACTAAGGTTGCTTGAGTAGCTCTATTGAGTAAGGTCTCAATGCCATCAAAGGAAAGAATCTGATCCGTAACAATATCTGTAACAACATCACAAACTGCGACTGAAATCTGAATCATTGAGTCAGTTCCAATCTGCTATCAAGTAGGTCATCTATGAACTTATCAATGAGATGTTTCTTTGAATCTATGGATTGTTGCCTCGCAAAGATGGCGTGCATAAGTGCTTCATCTATCTCTGCGATTGTTTCGTGGCTTGGCATTTCCTTACTCGGTAAATGAAAAAACCCACCGCGTTTGCAGTGGGGTGGTGTAGGGATAGCAATACCTATTAACGGAAGTGTAGCACGATAAAGTGCAGTTTGTCCTAATTTCTAGCGTTAATGACATCACCTAAACTGTAGAGGTTTCCACTCTGCTTTTGGATGCCGTTCTCTTTGATGATGGCATAGACCTGGCGCGGTTTGATTCCTAGCCACAATGCAATCGCCTCGACATCAAGGAAGAACTTACGGGTTGGGTTGCTCATCGCAAGAGTTACCAAACGGATCAGCGACCAAGACTGCCGACACCCGAAGCAAGTGACCTCATCGGCCAAGCCGTTCTCTTTCACCTTCACCACATCAATCACCACGAACTTCTTGCACTCATCGGTAGGGCAGGGGATTCGCCTTGGTTGCTCCGTGAATCGCTTAGCAGCAGCCATTCCTTTTGCGTGAAGCTCAGCGACCTCACCCGCAAAGTCGCGTACCCATTCCTGCCCAATAATCCAATCAAGGTGAGCCAAGTGGAAATCACAGGTTGCCTGAACCTCGGCATCGGTTGTTGGTTCTTTCTTCAGTAGCGCCGGTGGTGTGAGGTTCCTAGCCTCACGCACCATCGCTTCCCACCCGTGAAGGATGGCAAGTAGCTCGGTAGCCATCGAGAAATCCAAGGCACTTACATTGACCCCGATTGAACGCTCGGCAGAGACCGCCCCTGATCCTGTACGCGATGGGCTAATGAACTCACTTGATGCCGATTGCAACTCAGGCAGTTCAATCAGATGGCTCTGAAGTTTAAGGCGGCAATTCCAACACGCGCCTTCATTCTTGCTCGGCTTATGGCAGATGTTACAGGTCACTAGAACGGCACTCCCTCAGACTCGGTGGATTTGATTTTCTTGCGATTGAAGTAGTCAGGGGGTTCAACTTCGCCAAAGACAAACTCGGATGGGTCGCATTTGTGTTGGGCGAGAACTAGGGCGTTTTTCGCAATGATGCCGATTCTCGGAGTTGCCTCAAAGGATAGAGCAGTTGCGTGAATTTGGTAGGTGCGCCTTCCCGTAAGTTTGGCTATCAATTCGAATCGGATGTCTAAGAGTTCTACATCAAGACGGGTCAAGAATCCTGCCGATGAATAGCCTTCCCAAAAAAGTTTTCCACAGGGTCGGCAGGTGCTGATTTGAAAATGCTCAGATGTCCTAGCCATCAATCTTTGCCTTCGTACTTTTTGCCGTGATGTGGGGTGTGCCGTGTGCCGTATCTATAGAGATACGGCACGGCACGCACACTCCCACGCTCAATATCGGGTGTGCGTGCCGATACCAAACGGCACGCTTCGGCACACGGCACGCTACTCATTAACCCCACCAATGTATGAAATTTTGGCATTAACTAGGTCATATTTGTCCATTCCAGCCGAAGTTATCCACAGGCTAGACTTCGTTGCCGATCCTTTGTTTTCAATAAATCCGTTCTTCTCCAAGGTCTCAAGGCGCTCGCCAATCAGCCCCTTGTCACCTTTGACACCTTCATTTAGCTCACGGCGAGAGCAACCGGGATTGTGGTGGATGAACTCTGCCATCTCATTCATCTTCTTAAACTCGGTGCGTTCGTTCAACTCATCCTCAGATGTAGGCGCTCCGATGACATATTGCATTTGTGCGCGGGTTGAGTCAATGGTAAAGACTGCTGCCTCTTGAGTACGATCCGATTTGCGGTACATCCCTGCCGATGCTCGAACATCACCGATGCGGTCTTTGGTCACTCGCAGGGTGAGAGTGCCGACCCGCCCAGGCGATAGCACCTCGATTGGCTCCACGATATAGGCAGCACCATCAATGGTTGCCAACTTCGCTTGCCCACCGATTGCGAACCTGCCACGCGTATCGGCGTTTTTGGTGATGTGGTCAATGAGAACTACGGCTGCCCCTGATTCCTTGGCAACCTTGCGTGGGAACTGGCGCATCCATCTTGTGATGTCATCATTGTCCACTGTCTGAGCGCCCCACATAGTTAGGGATTCGGTAACGCCGTCAATGACTATGAGAGAGGCTGAATCGGGTGCGATGATGGCATCCCAATACGGATCATCTACTTGGCGTGCCGTTTCGGGCCGAATGTAGGTGAGGTACTGCAAAAGGTTTGCTCGGCTCACTCCAAGGCTCTTGAGGCGCTTTACGATGTCTTGTGGGTCTGATTCAAAGTCAATGTAGATAACTTTCTTATCTGCTCGCAAGAGTTCGGCAGTTGCTATTTGAGCGACCCACGATTTACCTGATTCGGATTCACCATAGAATGAGTGAACCTTGCCCGCATAGATAAGGCTCTTGCCATCGGTTCGGGTGAGGATGTTTGCCTTTACCTCTTGAAAGAGTCCATCGTAGTAATCAGATAAGGCGATTGGTTTCCACGATGAGCTTTCTGCAATTTCGGCTATCTGTTCCTCGCTTAAATCAAAAGACTCAATCGCCAAAGGTCGTAGCTCATTTGATTGCCCGAAGCCCTGCTCTCTTAGCGCTGTGGCTGCTTGCTTAAAATCTCCACCATATTGCAGGTGAACTAAGGCTCCGAACTTGTCATAGGATCGCTCAGAGTCAAAGGCAGTTGAGGTTGAAAAGACCATCAACTTATCGGTGCCTTGATAGTTCGTGGTGGCAGATACGCCGAAATCCTTACCTGGGCGAGTCCACGCGGTCTTTTCGCCTTGCGTGTATGCCTTCTTCCACCCAAGCGGTTGCAGTAGCTCATCCCAAGTGGTGCGGGCATTGTAATCATCGCCCGCCGTGAGAGCGCCATCGCTTCGCTTGGCAACCTCTAAGGCAACCGACTCAGGTTTTGGCATTGCATCAAACATTCTAAACACATCGTGCAAAGCATCTCGCTCTTGCCGTGAGAAGGTCGCAATCGTCTCGATGCTACCGCGAAGCATCTGCCACGCACCGCCCGAAGGATGGCATTTGCCACCTGAAGGTGCAGTGATGCAGAAACCACCTTCGCCTCTTGTCTCGGCTAAGACATCAACCCCGCCGTTCTCACCTGGTCTGCGAGCGAGCTTGGTGTTTCCTGGCACGTCTCCTTCAACCTTGTAGAGCCAATGCAAGCCACCTGAAGGTGTTGCCTCGACATAGGATGAGTTCAGTTTCTGCCACAAGTCACCTAAACCTGATCCGTTGCATATCTCTGCAATCTCAAGGTGCATCTTCTCGGAGACTGCCCGCCCCTCAAGCTCAAGCATCTCAAGGTTGCCTGAGATAGTGCCGGTGATAACGCCCACGCCATCTTGAGGTGCGCTAAACCAACTCACAATCTCTTCAGGGGTCGGCGCACTCTCTTGGTATTGCTTCCAAGAAGATAACCCTGGGCGCTTAGACCCATCTTGGGAGACGGGAACTGCGACAATCCCTGCATTAGCAAATCGAAGCGCTGTTGTCAGTGTTTCGTTAGTCATCTCGTTCCCCCTTGATAAAGCCTTCTTCGATTAACTGCTGCACAATAAAACCTGCCATACGCCAGGGAGATTCAGGCAACTCCATCTGATACCTAGTCCAAAGCGCGTAAGTTATCGCACCGCGAGCTGATTCACGCTGATTCGGCATCGGCAATTCTTTTCTGCCAAATTGGTATTAGGTTCTCATTTATATCGCAACCCCAACCTTTACGGCCAAGTGATGCTGCTGTAAATACAGTGCTACCTGAGCCACACATCAAATCTGCCACTAATTCATTGTCATCTGAAGTAGTCAAAATCAACCTTCTCAATAACTCTGAAGGAATTTGATTGACATAATCTTGCTTGTCTTTGCTTACATTCTTGCAAAGATTGATTTCCTGCCAATCGTAAAGATTGGTGCCAGGACTCCCCCCCCCGATCAGTTCGCGCACGCGCTTATCTGTTGGATTCTTGTACGGCTGAGTGACTGCCTTGATATTGACTTTAGGGGTTCCCTTGGTCATCCACAATACAGTTCTTGAAGCGCGAGTAAATTTATGCTTGCTTACTCCGATATTGGAAGGATAAACCCAAGTCATCCATTGATGAACCTTCCATCTACTATCAGTTATTGATTGATAATATTCAGCAATTATTTCAGGATAATTGATAAGGAAGAATGAACCGCCGTCATTTGCAGAGTCATAAGCAAGCTCTAAGAAGTCATAATGCAAATCAGAGTATTCTTGGGGTGTCATCTTGTCATTAAATGAAGATTTGTAGTTATATCCAATGTTATAGGGCGGATCAACAATCCAGGTTTGAACATTCTCAATCGGCAAATGCCAATCGTAACTGCCTAAATTATAAGATTGATTCTTGCTTTCTAGTTTGAAATCGCTTTGCATCATTTTTATTTCCCCACCACATTGTTAATAATCCATTGAACTACTGGCACCGCTACCGCGTTGCCCATCTGCTTATAGCGGTTGGAATCGGCTTGCTCGGCAGTCCAACCATCGGGAAATCCCTGCAATCGCTCACACTCAGTTGGTGTGAGTCGGCGTACAGTCACAGGCTCGGCGATGAAGAGCTGTGCGTGATGAGACTGAACGCTTGGCTGATTGGCCTGAAGAGCAAGAGCAGTATCGGTTTCGGTAGCACTAAAGTTATTTGCCTTTGCATCTTCTCTTACTGAATAACATATTGCTGGCACATTACCCCCGCCTGTTCCCCATCTTTGAATAACTGTCTGCATAATTTCATCATCATAAACACGCACATCATTAACACGCGTGCCATCAAGAATCAAAATTGTTGCCCTAGTTTCAGTGGCATTATCAAAAGCGTTCAAAGTCGGCGCAATGCCTTCAGCGATCCAAGTTTCAAAATCCTCATCATTTTGCGCCCTGCGACTTTTGACAAACCACATTATGACTCCCCGAAATAAAATCGTTGATTGATATTTGGGCTTTGCAATTAGTGCAAAAACCTATTTGGTCAGCAAAGTTCATTATTCGCCACCTGATCCAATGCTTCTTGCAAAATCGTTGGCAGAGTCTTTCCCCTTCGATTGGCTCGCCTCAAGATACCTTGCGCGGCTTTGGCTGATATTGAGTATTTCTTCAGGTGTTCGCCCTGAGTTTCCAAGACATCCGACAATGAACACTCTACGCCTTCGTTGGGGAACTCCGAAGTATTGAGCATCAAGCACCCGCCATCCCACGCGATACCCGCGCTCGACCAACGCTTCAATGACAACGGCCATATCTCTTCCGTTATTTGAGGAAAGTAAACCAGGCACGTTTTCAAGGATAATCGTTTCCGATCCTGTTTCGTCAATGAGTCGGCAGATTTCCCAGAATAGACCACTGCGTTTTCCCGCCAATCCTGCTCGCTTACCGGCAACGCTAAGGTCTTGGCAAGGAAATCCACCTGTGATAATTCCACCTCTAGGTTCAAATCCTGCTGCAATGAGTTGTTCACCTGTTACCCCCGTGACATCGCCAAAAATGGTTGAGTTCGGGAAGTGTCGGCGTAACACCCCCTGAGCTTTCTTATCAATTTCAACGCTAGCAACAACTTTCACACCTGCGCGTTCAAGTGCTAAATCAAAGCCACCCACACCTGCAAATAAAGATACTGCGGTTCTCAATCTTTCCCCCAACCCGTTCCTTTGAAGATTGCCGGAATGACTGTAAAAACACGCCTTGCTTCCTTACCGCACTCGCAGGTATGAGTGATTCCTTCATCAAGTCTTATCTGCTTTTCAGTTACTTTCCCGCACTCACATTCAAATAAGTAAGTAGGCATTGCTCCCCCTAATCGGTTTTATTTTGCGTGGAGTAAGTGGAATCGAACCACTTGATGACCCCCATCATCGGCAACCTGCCACTCCTTGCGTTAGGTAGAAAGGACTAATACCTAACGCACTTTGCTCTGCTCTTAAACCACTTTATGCAAGCGGTTTAGCCCCAAGCTGAGCCAAGAGTGCTTGCACCGCAGGATCGTTAATATCTGCGGTTGGTGTTGGTAGTGCTTGAGTAACCGGCGCGGGCGCTTTGATGCCACCTGCAATGTAAGCGTTTGCCTTGGCAACTGCCGTTGCATCGCCTGTTGCATCAAGAAGAATCCAAGGTGCGTTCTTACCTGGCTTTGCTACTCCTTGGCCGATTCGACCTAGGACTTTGTTACCGATAAGTGGCTTGAGTGCGCTACGAAGTGCAACGTTGAACCATAAGACTGAGTGATGCTCTTCGTTTGTGTCAAGATCAACAATCGAAACTTCAATCGCCTCTGCGACTCCATTAACTGTGTTGATTCCTGTTTTGTATTCGATTGGGGTGACGATAAGAAGGTGTCCGTTAAGGTCTGCAACCTTAACTCCTTCGGTATTTGATGCGGGTGCTGTGAAAGCCATTTGGCTTCCCCCTATTCTTTAGTTTGTTGGATTGGGTATTGGGGTGGATTTGATTCCATCTCAATTCTTTTTATGTCATTGACTGTCGCGTGAATCTTCATAGTGCAATCGCATCCATCACGCTCACACATCGCTATCTCCAGGACACGCCTTGCTCACATCCTTACTAAACGGCTGATAGTAGGGGCAATACATACAAAGGCGTGAAGGAACTATGGGGATGTGTTCCCACATCGCAGGATTAGCCTCAACATCTATGGTTGAGAGCAGGGTATAAACATTGTCAATGCGCTCTAGGGCATCGAGAACAATCTGCTCATCATATTTATGAAGCTCAATATACATATCGGTGATTTGACCGCCTGTAGGCAAGAAAACGAGTCCGACATACTCGACCTCAACGCCTTCTTTAACCTTGCCGTAGGCATAAGTCATCACCTGAATAATCTCTTTTTGAGTAGCACCTTGCGAGCGCTTTTCTTTGACACCTGTTGGAGATTTGGTTTTCCAATCAAGCACCATCTTGCGCTCTAAATGAAAGAGGTCAATCGTGCCTTTCAGGTTGCCTCGAATCTGCACGCGTTGTTCAGTTGCATACATAAGGTCATTGGTGAAGATGCCTTCAAGATGTGAGTGGATGGCAGTGCCAACTTGGGCTGCCCACGATCCGCTTGCAGATTGATTCACCTTAGGCCAATCAAGCAATTTGTAAGCAAGTTTGCGCGTACATTCCTCGCCTAACTCGCTCGGCCCAATAGCAATTTGCTTGGATCGCGGTGAGTAAATCCCTGCATCGGTGATTACTTGGCAGAGTTCCCTTTTGAGTTCGTCTGCAAGTAACACCAATTCAGGTTTGAGTGGAGTAAAGGTCATTCGTCATCCCTTACAAGTGTGAATCGGCGTGAATAAGAGATGATTTCAAGCGTATCAAGTACCTGCGGTGGCAAGAGTTCTTTGGCACGTTTAGTATCAAAACGCCTTGATTCAACCTTAGTAAAACGCACTACAGGATGACCCTTGATGCAAGCAGTCTCGGCTTCCCCCAATGCCACCTCTAGATGTTCGCGTGCTACCGCACGCTTCTCTTCGAGTTCGGCAATCTTGGCGGTTGCATCTTTATACGCCAAAAGCCAAGCCTGTGCAGTCTCATCAAGCTCGATGAGACCTGGTTCTAGTTCTATGCTCATATCCGTTCCCCCTATGATTTTTTAATAATATCGGTTTGCCTTGAAAAACTGCCACGCCTTGCAAGGCCCACCTGATCCATATTTTCTCGAAATGTAGGATAGCGCTGCAACTGTCTGAGACACTCGCGACTCGCCCTTCCTCATCCCAAGATTTTCATAAGTGCCTTTGAGCAACTGCCCAACACCTGAAGCGCTACTTGTCGGATTGTCTTTATCCTGCCAAGCGCTTTCGGCACCCATCAACTTTGAGAAGCATTTGAAATCCCGCGTGTGCAAGAGTTCGCGTGCTACTTCCTTTGGATTAACCTGCATTAAAGCAGGTGGCTCCTTGTAGATAACCAACGCCGGAACTGCCTGGGTTGGCGATATTGCTTGAACTGCAAGTGATGTCACGATGCTTGCGCCTATGATGGCTGCGAGCCTTCGTGCGAGTTTTTTGTCTGTCTGTGTAATGGTGTAGCTCCTTTGTTAGCCCCACCTCTAAGCACACTGAGAATTCGATGAACATAATGCTTACGAAATCCAGTAAGAGATGAGATTTCCTCGGCAGATTTACCTTCTTCAGCAAGCCCCTTAATCCGCTTAGCCTTGCCAGCCTTGGCAAAACCTCGCACTCTTGGCTCCCTTGCTTTATATCTTTCGTCTGCGGATTTACCGCCCCAAAAGCCGTAGTCAATCTGCTTTTCCGTTGCGTATTCCAAACACTCCTTTTCGTGGATACAGGTCGCGCACAAGGCGCGTAACTGTGGCAGTCTTTCTGCCTCTTGCTTCCCCGATTTGGGAAAGAAGAAATCTTTGTCATCTATTGTGGCACATACCGCCTGTGGGAATTCAGGTGAATCAATCTCAAATTTCACCCTTGCTTCTCCTTTAGCCAAGAATCTAGGTTTTGAATTACCCAGGCATCTTCAATCCCCGCATTACGGCGCTTGAGGATGATATAAGCAGGGGGTGTGACCCCTAGCCCCCTTGCCTTGGCATAGTTTTCTGCTTCGACTGTGGCTTCACGCCAAAATTCAGGCAACGAAATGGTCTTGCGGTTTTTGAGTTCAAGGATGTAGCTCTTGCCCGAAATCGTTGCGACAAGATCACCCTCATCATTTGCGCCCGCCTTTACCAAACGCTCTGCAACGGCTCCCATCTTACGAAGCCATCTCATTACATCGGTTTCAAACTGCGCACCCTTGCGACCATTTGGATTAGCCATCTACTCAACTAACCTCAATTTCGCCACTTTGCTTGCCATCTCATCGGCATTAAAAAGTCGGCGCTTCTTGATGGAAGTGATGATGTCTTGGCAGAGATTGAAAGCCTCATCCTCGGTCATTATTGCAATCTTGAGAGCCATCTCAGGCAGGTTATTTCTAGCCCTATCAAGAGCCTCAACTACGCCATCTTCCTTGAGGCTTGCAGATGAAGCACCCTTGAGTGCATCCAAATCATCAAGTGAGTTAAAACTAAGAACATCCTCGACCACATCAATGCAAGCCTCTTGCTCTTCTAAATAGAGGCAGACACTTCCTGAATCTGTGGTGTGAACTGAAAACAATGGATCACGCATTACTTATCACCTTCCCAGGGTGATTCATTCAGCTCTTCGCTGAGGAATTTATCTTTGCTCACAATCATCCAAAAGATGAAAAGCATTGCAAGCACGCTGCCTGTAGCAGTCAAAAATAGTTTCATTCTTTTTCCGTTCCTTTCGTCTTGGCCGTAGGGTGTCACAAAGTAACCTATCAAAGACGGGTGACACGCCATTTGGCTAGGCTTTTTGAACCTCGATTTGGAAGGGTTCGCAGGTGTTGATGTCATATTTGGCTGCGACACCTAGCGCTTCAATTATCTGATCCTGCGCCCATTCGGGTTTGACAAGGTTGCCGATAGTTCCTGCAAGGAAACCAAGCGCGTAAGGCGAGCCACTGCCCACGCCATAGATTCCATCTTGGCTTTGGCTAATGGAAAGCTCATCGCCTATCTCAAAGATATTGCCAGCGAAGGCGAGAAGATAGGAATAACTTGAGCCTTCTTTGGTGTGGTCGTAGCCGTGAGACTTAAAGGTGAGGATGATGCTTGGGATTATCTTCCTGCCCATAAACTTCACGGGGTCGGTGCCATCATAGGAAGGTGGTTTCCAGTTATACATAAGCAAATCCCCAGGTCGGCAATCCCCTGAGACTGCAAGCAGGTATCGGCCCACCTTCACGATTTTGGGCGTGCTTGGGCTAATGATTCGCTTATCCCCATCGGTGATTTGGCTATCAGCGCCTAGGATGGCGAAATCTGCCCCCTGATAGCCCACAATGGTTGTCATAGGGCGATTTTACCCCCCAAGAGTGGGATTACCTAGGTTTTACTCCAAACACGCTCAAATCGCCCCCAAATAGGCTCAAAAATCGTTACCAAAAAGTTACCAAAAGTTACCTGTATTGACACGAACTTGTCCATACAGGTGCTAAGTTTTACCTATTGGAAAACGAACGGGTTTCCAAGAAACGGATCAGATTATGACAAAGCAAATGCACACTTCAGTTAAGGTTGATTTCTCATTTGAAGAATCAGCTACTTCGCAAGATATGGCACGCATTGAAAAGAAAGTTGCAACTTTAATCAAGAATTCTTCTTATGAAGCAACTGCAAGTTTTTTTTCAACACGAAATGAAATTACTGTTGTTATTACTTTTGACATTACATTTGCCCCACATAAGTTTGTTGATAAAACACGCTCTGTATTAACTCGCTTGATTGATAGCCACAAGCAACCTGCAACTTATCAATGGGATTTTACAACAATTTCCAATACAGAAATGGCGGTTGCATAATGACTGCACAAAGACTTTGGGTTTCAGATAATGGCGATGTTACTTGCGAGCCACACTCAGGCGCATATCTTCGTTGCGCGATTGAGGCAAAGCCAACCGCAAAGAAGCATAGAACTCCGCTTGGTAATTGGTCGCTCTACTTCACTCACCTTCTTGGTGGGGAGAATCTAGTTTGCGAAACCTGTGTACCTTGGAATTCACCTGAGCATCCATTTAACAAAATCAAGGCAGGTGCATAATGACACGCAAGAGAATACAAGTTGCAAAAGTTACGATGTTCCTCATTGGCAAAACTGCGGTTTCAGATGAAAAAGTCAATCGTTGGCTTGAGGCTTCAGGCAAAAAGGCAGATGAACTTCGTCTTGATGGTGTAAATGCCATTGGATTTTACCCAACCAAAATCGTTGCATATTACAATTTTTCTTATCTAGATGCTTCAGTTGATAAGACTGAGATTCTTTATTCTGCAAAGGCAGGTGCATAATGACAATTCAAGAGATTACAAATTGGCACTTAGAGCAGGTTGCTGAACTTCGCCGTGATGGTGATGAGAACCAACGCAATTTCCACCTTGGAATTGTTGCAGAGTTAGTCCGAATTGAACGGGAATTGGAGAAGTAAAATGGGTGCATACAAAGAGATTTTTACGCAGATTCAAGATAACTGTTGCAATATCGGTGAGAGCCTTATTGGGTCTGCCGAAGAAGGCGATATTGACCTAATGAAGCAATCACTACGCGATGCAATCAGAAACTCAGCTTTAGCCTTGGCATTTATCGCAGAGGTGGAGAACTAAGATGAAACTCAATAAGCGCGGTGTAATCGTGATGTGGTCGCTTGCAATCTTGATTGTGAGCCTTTTTACCTACGCCACAAGAGATGTTTGTTATGTGGGCAATATGGAAGGCAATACCTTGGGATACGGCTCTTGCTCAAAGATGATTGATTTGGTGATTGAGTAATGGCAACCAAAATCCGATCCGTTCGAATCAATGACAAGTTATGGGAAAAAGCGCAAGAAAAGGCAGGAAATGACGGCGTGAGCAAAGTAATCAATGAACTGCTTGCCGATTGGGTGCAAGATGCTTAAGTTCTTGCCCCTGATTATCTGCGCCATTCTCGCCTTCGGCGTAGGTCGAAGCGTAATCTTTTGGGCAATCGCAGGATGGTTCCTAGGCTTTTGGGCGCTACTGCCGATGGTGTTGCTCCCAATCAAGTATGACAAGCGAGCCGATGCCGTTAAGCATCAAGAAGAGATTGAGAAGTTTAAGAAGGAACTTAAAGGTCTATAAATAGGAAAAAGACCCACCCCTAGGAACGGCTAGAGGTGGGTCTTTGCTTTCCCCGATTAGAAGGAAAATCTATTTGTTAAGTGCGAGATACACGCCTTCTTCAAGCGTGATTCGTGGTTGGTAGAAACTTAGCATAAATTCAGGGTTGCCTACGCGGTTTGCCACCCCTACAGGTGCCTCAGGATTTGTGAGAATCGGTGCAGAATATCCCGCAGTTTTCATCACTATTTGAGCCAATTCTAAGAAGTTTGTGCCACGCCCTGTGCAGAGATTGGCAACTTCCACATCTGCTTCAAAGGCGGCTATTGTTCCCACTACTACATCCTTGATGTGGATAAAGTCGCGAACCTGTGTGCCTGTTCCCCATACCTTGAATGGGTCTGCCTTAGCCCTACCGCGAGCGATAAAGGAAGGAAATGGGTAATCCAAATCCTGATCCTCGCCATATCCTGAGAATGGGCGCAAGATTGTCACCTTTAAGCCTTGCTCGCGTGCGTACTTTGCGAGCATCTCGCCCGTGAGTTTGACCCACCCATAGGTTAAATCAGGGGTGCGAATATCGCTTAAATCAATATCAGACTCTTTGAGTTGATGTGCGGATTCAGCGCTCTGTAGCTCGGTTGGGTAAGCAGCCGAAGATGAGAAATAAACGATGCGCCCAGGGCGAGTGCGAAGCGCCCATTGAAAGAGGTCTGAGTCAATGGCAAGGTCGGTGGCAACCGCCAATGGGTTGCCTTCAATCGTGGCTCTGCCCCCGACAACTGCCGCCAAATGAATTACAAGGTCAAAATGCGTTTGGTCTGTGGCAAAGAAAAATCGAGCATCCACGCCATTCTTAATATCAACCTTGGTTACTTGATAGTTTCTGCTTTCAAAAAAATTTAAGAAGTTGCGCCCTACGAAGCCCTCACTGCCGGTGATAAGGATTTTCACGCTTGATCCGTTAGTTCTTCAATTAGGTGCTTATAGCCATCACTTGCCATATATTCCTTGAAAGCAAGCTCATCGGCTGAATAGACTTCTTGGGCGTTCACCTCTCGGTAGTTATCATCCCACTGCGCTTTGCCCGCAATCGGGTGCAAGTGTTCGATAATGACATCTTCGCGGTAGGTGATTGCGTTCAAGTCACGCCCAAGTTGAAGCCAAAAGTTATCAAGATATAGGTGAATCATATTTGGGGGAACCATCCCACCCAGGGTTCTCACAATATCTGCCGTCATAAATACGGCGGTGGGCAGGCCCGCGCCTTGGATTAAATCGTTGCCATAGGCAAGCCCAGTGCCTAGTTTGCTCAGTTCTTCTTGGATTGCAATATCCCACCCCTGAGTGCGGGGTCTGTGGTCATCGCCCATAAAGGCGAAAAAGTCGTAGTGATAGGCAAGTTCTTTTGCTGCCTTATTGAGAGGCTTTGCCATCCCCTTGCCTTCGCGTGGATACACCAATCCACTTGCGCCTGTGGCTTTATATTCCTCTAATTTCGAATCATCTTCATCGCAGACAATTACCAACTTGGCCGTTGCCTTTGTATCTTCAAAGGCTTTGGCTAACTCGACAATGTTTTCAGGTCTGCCTCTTGTCGGCACAAGAACTACTAAGCGGCTCATAATGGGCGCTCTTCGCGGTGGCTAATCTCGCCTGAAATCGCGGCGTAACCACACATATCTGTGAAGGTGTCATCAATGGGTGCATAAGAGGCGCGAGCTAGTTTTAGCCCGACCATCATCAAAGATGCTTGATAAGCGCTAATCTCAACGCCTAGGATAACGCTCCAAATACCTGCAATCCGTTGATGATTTTCTAGCGGATCGCCGTGTGCTTTATTTCTTTGACCATTGACAAGGCTCTTGGCCTCATCAAGAAAATCCCCCCGATTCATTTACTTAGCCCCACGCCCAAATTCTTTTGCCTTTGGATCAAGTGACTTCCAAATTGGCGCGATGAAGGCGGTGATAAAAGCATAAGCAAGTGTCTTTGGGTCGGTTACTCCTGCCATATAAAGCGCTGTAACTGCGGGTACTGCTGCGCGAGCGTATGTGGTTGCAACTGCAATCAACTTAGTTGAGTTCATTTTGTCTCCTTATATGTTGGTTTGCCGAATCCTACAATGAACACCGGCAAAGATGGCTTTAACCCACGATTCTTCTTCTTGTAGGCACGAATCTTGAGGCAAACTTCGCCCCCGTTGCGCTGATCCCCTTTTTTATCGGGTGCGGTATTGCCTTCGACTACTTTTACAGTGCCATCGGTATTAACCATTACCACGATGCCGATATGAGAAATCCTATCAACGCCGTCTCCTGGGAAATCGTAGAAGGCTAAATCTCCAACTTCAGGGGTGGCGCTTTCGGCATCTTGCCATTTGCCAACCTTTTCAAAGGCAGTAGCACCGGCAAGGGTGGAAACACAATTAGGGATTTTTAGCCCTACTTGATGAGCGCACCACATAACAAAGGAACCGCACCAAGGTTGAAAATTCGCCTTGGTGAAGGCTCCGTACTTTGTCTCATTATCCTTCGGGCCTTCGATGACACCGATTTCTGCGCGAGCTACCTTTGCAATCTCAACTCTTTGGCTCATCTTCATTCCCCTTTGCTTTATCTTTCAATCCGTTGCTTGCTAAAACTGCCCCAAGGCTACCTGTTAAAAATACTGTGAGCGTGCTGAGTAGCTCGATAAAGGCTCGGTCATTTGGCGCTTGTTCACCTAAAGGTTGAGTCACAAATATCAACGCCCAAAGGATGCCGAAAACTGATCCTGCAAATACCACCGCAAGGATGATGCCGATAAATACAATCAGGCGTGCTTTCAGTTGTTCGTTGCTGAGTCTATTTCTAGCCATTTAGCCTCTCTTCAGGAATAATATCTTTGGTGCAAGTGCCAGTAGGCACGCACTGAGGCGGGTTACATTCAGGTTTATCCCAATTTTCATACTCTTGGCAAGGATAACGAACCCAACCTTGATATTGCTGGCAACCGCTAAGGCTTACGGCGAGAAACGAGAAGGCTATAAATTTCATCAACCCTATTTTCAAGTCTTTCCAGCCTCTCTGAATTTGTATTAACGGAGTCTCTCATCGAGCTACCGCCATTCGGTTTAAGTTCGTTGAGGTAATGCTTCACAAGCCACCTAATCGCCCCTGCAAATGCTGTAATAATGGCGATGACTGAAACGGAAACTGTGGCATAATCTGTAGCGGTCATCGAGATAATACCAAAATCATTATTACTGTTGATCCCGCCGATGTGATTGCATAAATCTCATCTCCTGGGTGAACTGTAAAAACAATCTTTTCATTGTTATCAACTTTGAAACCATTGCTTGAAGTTACATCTGATCCACCAAGATAGGAAACACCTGATTCAGAGTGGAAATGAATCTCTTGTGCTGAACCATCTTTGGGAACAATCAATTGCCTTGTGGTGGTGATTGTAAAATGCCGTGAGTAAGCCACGATTGCTCCTTAAATTCTAGCCCCCGATGAAATGAAAGTTAGATAACGAGCGTGTCTGCTTCTTCAGCCGTTAGCGGTTGCCCTGCAATGAGCTTTGCTTTCGCAGATGCCTTGAGTGTTGCCAATGCTTGCGCTGCTTCCTCACGCGCTACGCGATCCGCTTCGGCTGCTGCTGCATCTGCTTCCATCTCGGCCACTTCGGCATCGGTCAATTCAATAATTGACTCCACGCCTGTTTCGCAGTTGATTTCGATTCGTGTTGGATTAGGCATTTTTTACTCCATATAGGTAGGCGGTTGAGTATTGGACGAATGAGCCGTTGCGCGGCGTAAAATTAACTGCGGTAATCGCTGCGCTGTTAGACCATAAGCCAGCAACCAAATCAGCAACTGCGGTAGTTCCGTTATTTTCGGTTACTGCATCGACTGAAAAGGATTTGTTTGTGCTTCCTGCGTAGTTTGGAATGTAAACTTCATAATTACCAAAGGTTGATGCTGTGGCAGTTCCGTCTGTTATGTCACCAGCGTATTGTGTCGTGTTGTTATATGAGGCAGCACTTGATCCGTTGCCTTGTAGCAAGCGGTAAGAATAGCCAGTAGTCGATGAATTAAACTTGATATAAACCCATTCATAGATTGACCCTGTTGATGATGTACGACCTGACAATTTTAAGCAAAGGTCTGTGTAGGTTGCAGGAATACTTGTGAACTCGATAGAAGCAGCCCCGCCTGAACCGACTGTAGAAGAAGCGATTAACTCAAATGTATTTGCCATTATGCGCTCGCAATTCCGTATAGGGTAAAGGTTGAGCCAGTTGCAAAGTTACGACTAGGGCAGAATAGATAAATGCTGTTGATTGCAGAAGTGTTGCGCCATAGATTGACATAGGCATCTGTACCACTATCGGCTCGGTTTGACCTACCGATAAAAGTCTTGTTTGTAGTTGTGTTGGAATAGTTCATAAAATTTGTAATTGAGATGGCTCTTTGAGTTGTAGAAAAGGAAGCATAGAAATCTAAAATGCCAGCAGTATCACTTGTATATCTAAAAGACCCTGCTGTGCTGCCTGTTCCATACAGGTTAGTCGCTGAATAATTAGAGCCACCATCGCTGTTGAGTTGGACTCTTAAATCTTGGGCTGTTCCACTATCGAGTAAACCATTGACGATTAGAACTAGGTCTGTGTAAGTGCTAGGGATACTGCTAAAGGTAACGCTTGCTGTTGCGCTTCCAAGCGTGTTAGTGGCTATCGGCGTGTAAGTAGAACCTGCGGGCATTTATCTATCCTTTGATTCCGTAAAGGGCGAACTGGGAGTATTGATTAAATGATGAACCAAATTCAGGTCTAAATTGAATTGTCGTAATTGCAGAAGTAGAACGCCAGTTACCCGAATTAAAAACAATTTGCCCGCCGTATCCTGCAATTGTTCCGTTATGGTCTGCGCCGCTTAAAATCCTTGCAGTCTTGTTAATGTTCGTATTTGCATATTCCAGTATGTCTAACACGCCTGCGCCATAGGTTGATGTAGCCGCGCTTCCTGAAGCCTGTGCTAAGAATTGCGTACTGCTTGTTCCTGCGCCAGCAGTAGCCGATGCACCATCTCCAGTTAATGCGTGGAAAGAATAATTAGCCCCTGTGTCAATTGAACCATTACCCACGCGAATCAAAATGTTATCTGTGCCATATGTTCCTCTATTTGTTTGCGCTATGAAACGCACTTGCAAATGCTTGTAAGTGCTAGCAATAGACGAGAACGAGACTGTGCTTGAACCACCTGCCCCGACTGTTACTGTGGCAATTGATTCATAGGCTAAAAGACCACCTGCGGCTGCGCCAAACATCCCATAGCCTCTAGCTGAGGCGTTTGCTAGTGTGCTAATAAGTGGCATTGCTAATCCCCTTAAGCAAACTTAGTCTGTGTCTCAAGCACTGTGAATGTAGCAGAGGCGGTCTTGATGATTGTGAAGGTGTAAGCATCAATGGCAGTTGCGTTTCCTGCGCTGATTGCAGCAGGAACCTTTGGGGTTACTGTGGTGCCGTCAATTTGAATCACGTTTGGATAGTAGGCGGTTGCTCCGTTAGTGTTGAGCCACACCAAGGTGATTGCATCGCCTGTTGCCATCGCTGTATTGAGTGAGGTACCGCTTGAATATCTGAAGTTGAGCGTGTGATTGGCGGTGGCATTTGACGTGTAGTACCACACCGAAGCGGTAGTAACATCAAAGTTAATCGTGCCTGTCGCTGCCGATGCCACCACATTCACATCTTCTTCAAAGCCTTTGATGACCAAATCAGATTGGCTTGTGGCAATCGAAAGGGTAACTGTGCCTGAAGTACCGCCACCGCTTAATCCTGTACCTGCGGTGACACCATCAATATCACCTGCGCCGATTGCAGTCCACGCTGATCCATCATACTTTTCAACCGCATTGGTGTCTGCAAGATAGGACATCATTCCCTCGGCAAGCACACCTGTAAGAGCAGTGGTTCGAGCTGAAGCATCTGCAAACTTCATTACAGTTTGCTGCATCAAGTAGCCATCAACTTCGGCAGATGTTAAAACCTGCCCTACAGTGAAATCCTTATAGCCTAGACCTGCCATTTATTGCTCCTTATTTAGTAGGACAACACCGCATTGGCATTGTCCAGTGTTCCCTGGGTTGTTGAATCTAAAATAAATGCTTGAATCAAAGGCTCGGATGTGAAGATTGTAGTATTCCATATTTTTGGCGTAATTTCGTGGGCAACGCCCTGGCAGAATAACTCGCGAGTGACCACCGATCCCCCAGGCATCTGCTTGGTGATGTCGAGAAGGTCAAAAATTTCCATTTCAAGCCCCGCAATGATGCGGTCATTGGCATTTGCATTGGTATCAAAGAGATTCAAGGTCATCGAGTCAATGCGCAGGGTGGCGTTCTTTCGAGCGTTCAAGAGCATCACCGCTTGGTTATTTGCCTCTTCATCGGTCTGAACCAAGATGCCCGTGCGTTGGCCTGAATGGATGAAGAAGGTTTCGATTGAGGTGGCATCTTGGACATTTTGAGCCACGCCGTTGAGCCTCTGAACTGTCACATCATTCACAATAAGTTGGTCATCGTAGGCGAAGTCAATCGCCGAGTACCCGATGCCTGTGCCGTCATCGCTGAAATCGTAGGGTGTCTCATCGGCTTTAAGCGAGACTGTGTTGCGTGATAAAAAGGTAGCGGTGCCGGTCTTTTGGAAGAAGAAGCCACCAAACTCGGATATTTCAACTGTTTGGATAGCATCAAGCAGGGATCGTGAGGTGCCAGGATCGGCTTGCATTGTCGAATTACCCGCATCTATCGCACGCTGAGAGGCGGGGTAATCCGCGACATCAAGCAGAGCATTGATCCGCGCACCCGACAACTGCCCACCAGGGGTGCCTGAAACTGTGCTGATTGCAGTGTTGGTGAAGAGTCGGAAACCATCCACGCATTGAAGCGTGACTGTTGAGGTCTCTTCAAAGCCACGAACAAAGTTCGTGTCATAGGCGGTGATATAGCCCGAAAAGATGAAGTAGCGGGTGGTGATTGAGGTGACTTCATCGGTGTAATCGGCAAAGACACGAACCTTGCGAAGAGGTACGAGCTTGCCGTAATAAGGTGATGAAGTGTTAGATGGCGAGAAATCGCCGTTATCATCGCGCAAGACAATCGAAGCCGCACCCGCTTCAAACTTATTCAGGATGCGATTGCGCCCGCGCTTTGTCTGCACGCGCAGGGTTATGTTGGAAACATCCACCACATCGGCTGCGCTATCGGCAAGAATCGCCTCATCAAGAAATGAGGTCGGATCATCTAGCACTAGCGGGTTGCCGAAGGCTGGGCCGTTCGCAAAATCAATCGTTACACCTAAAACTGGCAAACTCATTAGATGTCCAAAGGATTGTAAGAGATGATGTTTCCGCTTGATTGACCTGCCAAAATTCCTTGGCGAACTGTATCTACCAAAGCAGCACTGCTTCCAATTACGTTGCCAGCGTTCACTGTTACGTTAATCATTGGGCCAGCAATCGCACCTGAAGTTGGAATTGCACCATATTGGCTAGTTGGCGTGAAACCTACAACGGCACCCATTGTTGGTGTAGAGATAATCGGCCCTGTTGCATTTGAGGCTTCTTCAGCTCTACGGAAATCGCCAGGGTTACTGCGTGGAAATGCTCCTGGGAAGATGCCAGCATCTGCAAACTTTTCATTTGCTTTTCTTGCTCGCTCGGCAGCAGCAAGAGCAGCATCTGAGGCTGCAAGTGCATCTGCGGTGGCTTGGTCAATTTGGCTAATTGTTTCTCGCGTTTGTGGCGAAACCTGCCCTGTTGCTTGCAAGCTCTTGAGGTACTCATCAAGTTTTTTCTTGGCATTTTCCCAACTATTCGCAGCATCAAGCCCTAAATCCTTGCCAATAACAATGTTATTGATGCCAGTGACTTCTTGAATATATTTGAGAACGAACTCTCTTGATTTGCCCCACTTGTAGGCAAGAGCATCAAGTTCGGTGCTTGAAATCTTATTATCGTTGATGACGGCGAGAATGTCGGCATAACGCTGAGCCTGAACATTGCTTGCAAACTGCGCCTCAATGAAGGCGTACTGATTCTGAGTAAGCGCCTCAATACCTAGAGCCTGTTGCTTAATAAGGTTGAGTCGAGCCGCCTCAAGTTGAATCGGATCATCTTCTTTTGTGGTGATGCCGAACTGCTCCTTGAGTTGCTTTCTAATTGCAACCAACTTCTTTTCTTCTTCAAGCGCCTTCTTTTGCTTTTCTGTTAAGTTACTTGTCGAAGAATTGTATTTATTGATTGCAGTTGTCGCTGAATTTGTAACACCTATATTTGCTTTTGTAGAGCCTGTCAAACCCTTTGTGGACTTGGTGACTTTATCAGTGCTTTTTGCGTTGAAGTCCATATAACGCTTGGTAACGAGTGCGGTAATACCTACTGCTGCAAGTGCAGTTGCGGCTGTTAGTGCGCTTGAACCGGCTGTTGCAAAGGCTAGGGCAATTCCAGTTCCTATTGCTGTGGTGCGTAGGACTGCAAGAGTTGCAACAATTGTATTAAGAGATACGATGAAAGCAGCAACTTTATTCGCTACAAACATTCCAGCAATGATTCCGGCAAGAAGTTTGATTTTGCCTGTATTGTCCGTGACCCACTGCCCAAAGGCTAGTGCGCCTTCGAGTAATCTACGAAGAAAGACTGTGGCAGAGCGCAAACCTTCTGATAGTTCATCTTTATTCAGATCAACCCATTCTTGGATGCGTGGCAAGACATCGCTAAGAAGGTATCCCGCAAATTCCTGAACTACAGGGAGAAGTGCTAATCCTAAACTTGCCTTGATATTCATATAAGAAGCATCTAGGCGTTGAAGTTGCGCTGCAACTGTGTCGTATTCACGAATTGCCTGACCTTGAGCAGCAGTGGTCTTTGCAATAATCATTTCAAATGCTGTTTGCGCTTCAGCAGCCTTAAGTAAATCACCCTCTAATTTACCTAGACCCTTTGCTGCAACGCGGGCATTGATGTCTGACTTCTTAATTGCAACGCCGTAACGCTCGATTGGGTTGTATTCACCCTTAAATGTCGAACTGAGCGCTTGAACTGCATCGGCAGTTGTACCGCCGTAAGTTGCTGCTAAGTCTGCCGCTAACACCTGAAGAGTTTTTGTGCGGTCAATGGCATCTTCTTCAGATAAGCCTAAACCTTTGAGTTGAGTTCCTAATAATGCAGCATATCGAGCTGCATCTGCGGTTGAAAGACCATATTCGACCATTGATCTTGAAAAATCTTGCAGATTTTTTGAATTTTTCCCAAATACTGCATCCAAAGCGCCGAATTGCTGTTGAATATCAGATGCTGCTTTAATTGAATCAATACCAATTTTAGTCGCAAAACCAGCAAAAGCAGCAGTAGCCAAGCCGAAAGCCCTAAAAGACTGCTTGGCAAACTTGTCAAAGTCTGCGCCTAACTTCTTAATATCCTTTTGAGCTTGCTTTGAACCCTTATCTGAATATTGGGTAAGGATGCGTGCGACTATTGCGCCTGTTGCCATTTGTTACCCCTTCTCTTTGTTCAAAGCTCGCTGTAAATCCTGTTTTGCATCATCAAGAGCCTTCGCGACATTGCGCTGAATTCGGTCTCCATCTTTATCTACTACCGACCAAATGAGGCGTGATGCTCTTTGAAATCTATTAGTTAATGTGCGCAAAAATTGAGCGCTTGAAGTTCGCGCTGCGCTTGGCTTTGCGTTACGTCCAGCAACTTCAAAAATTGCACCTGCCGCAGACTTATTTATCAACTTACCTGCGCTTGTAGTGTAGTCACCACGAACTCGACCCTGGGCTTTGGATTTAACGATTCCTGCTGCAACTTCGGCAGGTTTCCACCCAGGCCAACCAGCACCGCCGCGAGTGGATGAAGGTCGAGTTGGATTCGACTGTCTCCACCCACTCATCGGGGTGCCTGTACCTTGTGAATTGTCAATGCGAGCAACTATGGATCGTGCGCTACTTTCAGCGCTTGAAAGCTCAGAGTTTATGACCTTATTGAATCGCTTAACGGCATCCTTATCAAACTCTTTAAGAGCATCAATGGTTTCTTTGATACCTGTTAAAACGATGACTTCTTTTTCAGCCACTATTTACTCCGCGCTTTTTGTCTTTGTTTGAGGTAAATGACTATTGCTTCAAGCACTCCATCGGGTGAGTCTAGTAAATCCACCGGCGAAATGCCTGTTTCCACAGAGATTGCAGCAATGCTGTATGTTAAAGATTCTCTGTGGATTCGGAATTTGGGTCTGAGGTCAATGATGCGCTTTCAAGGGTATCCATAAATCCACCCTCAAAAGGCTTAACAACAACCCCTGCTTCTCTCATCGCGTGCCATCCAAGCCAATAAATAAATTCAATGCGACCTTCTTCAAGAAGTTTCGCAAAGCCTTTATTGAACTTTTGTTCAAACGCGATGATGGTGCGTGGTCGCAGAGGATATGTATTTTCCTCTGCGCCAGCGACCTTAACTTTTACTGATAATCCATCCATCTTACTTCCCCCTTAGTTGATTATGCTGATGTTGTTTTTGTGATTGCGCCTGAAATCGGCCAAGTCACAGATGCAGTTGCCAATTCTCCAACTGCTCCGTTGAGTGGAGTCCACTCGGAGACAAGTGCAGAGAAGGCATATTGAGGATTTGTAGTCGCAACTGTTGTTGCTACTGGCTTCACCTTGATAGTGACCGCAGTTCCTAGCAGTGGGTAAATGATTGATTCCACTGATCCGCTTGCAAAATCCTGATGGAATTCAAGCGTTACAGAGTTATCTGCCAATCCCGCAATTCTAGTTTTCGCAGTATTTCCGAAACTTGTGGTCTCGACAATATCGTGAGTGGTATTAAGAGTGATGCTTGAAATATGGTCGCTCAAATCATTGGATGTACCAAAGATTACTGAAGCGTTAGTAAGTACGATTCTTGCCATTATGCAACCGCCTTAGTAATTGCGCCTGAAATCGGCCAAGTTACGGATGCAGTTGATAGTTCACCAATAGCTCCGTTGAGTGGAGTCCATTCTGAGCAAAGAGCAGAGAATGTGTATTGTGGATTTGTAGCACCGACTGAAGCAGATGTTGGGCGAACCACAATCTGTGTAACTGTGCCAATAAGCGTTGTTGTGCCATTGATTGTTGCCTCAACGTTTGCTGCTGCAAAATCTTGATGAAACTCAAGAGTTACTGAGTTATCTTCCAAGCCACCGATGCGTGTTTTGGCGGCAGTTGATGAAAACGCTGAAGTTTCGACAACATCAATGCTTTCTGAGATTGTGATTGATGCGATGTGGTCTGAGAGATTAACTCCGTTGATTGTCACAAAGGCATCTGTTAGGACTATGCGTGCCATTATTTAGTTGCTCCTTCGGTTGCTGGTACTGGCTTAGCGGTTGAATCTGAAATGTGACCTGCACCAATAAGTGCTTCTACATTGAGTTCAACCAAATCTTTTTCGGTGAGTGATTCACCCTTCTTCTTGCCGCAAACCTCAAGGTCTGAGGTAACTATGTAGCTCATTTGTTCTCCTTATCCCCAAATTGTGAGGCTGAATCGGTATGAAAGAAATGTGACATCACCCTGCAAGTAGGTACCTGCTTCGGCTCTTGTCACCCGTAATGTATTTACTGCTCCCCCAAGGGTTCGATCCGCTTCAATCGCTGTCTTAATTGATTTTGCGCCTGAACCCAAATAATCATCCAACTGATTCTGACTCGAACGAGCATCAAATCGTTGAACAATCACATAAACATCAACATTTGCGATGTCTAAACCTCGCGCATTGTCAATATCAAATGTGAAATCTAATTGACCAACTACCGCGCCAGGCGGTGTTACTTGGTCGGGGATTACATCCCACACGCGCAAACCTGTGATGGTCGCTAGACGTGTTTTAAGCCCTGCTCTTACGTTGCCAACAATCATTTAGTAAGCAACCCCTTTGCGCCTACGGAATGGGCGGCAGAGAACTTCAACATCTGCATCAAGGCGGGAAGATAAGCGAACTACACCCAAATCAGGCGCACCGGCAATACCGAATGGAGATTGACGGCGTGCGAAGAGGCGTGAGGATTGGAGAAGCGTTGCCATTGAGATTTCGGCAGGAACCGCGTTCCAACCCCAAATGCCTTTCACGCGTACTGACTGAGGCAATGGGTAAGGATAAAGATACGATCCTGTGGCAAGGATGCGAGTGAAAGGCCAACCCTTGCGTGGTGCGTTCACCGGCTCAACTAGATAATCGGATGTGGCGAAAACTGTTGAATATGTTTGGTCAAAGGCGGCATCAATAGCAACCTCTGTTATTTGATAAACGTCATCAATCATCAAAACTGTAATATCTTGAGGCGTGTAATAGCGCGAAACAGGTGATTGTGTAGTGCCATCTCTGTAAAAGAATCGCTCGGTATAGTCATCAATCATTCGACTTGCAGCCGTAATCGCTGCCTCAAGAGCTGTATCATCTACGCTGTCGGTGATACCCAATGATGCTTTTAGTTCAGCCAGTGTGGTGTAGCAGTTAGTTAGAGCCACGCTTTAACCTCATCTCTGCCTTTGGCAGTATCGCTTTTTCAAGTTGCGGTAGCGCCGTTGCCGTTTCTTTTGGCTTAGGCTTTCTGCGCAAAATCTTCTTTATTATTTCCAATGCTCTTGGTGTCTTTCATCTAGCCAATACGATTTTTGATGCGGTAGAACTGCGCCTGTATTAACGTGGATTGGAAAACCTAATGAGCGAATTCTACGCGAAAAGAGTAAATCTTCACCGATCCATTCGCCGTTGATAGGCCCATCAAAGAACCAACACCAATCTGTGCCTTGGTGCGGATTAGCGTTCTCTCGCATTGCCTCAAGCACGCTTCGGTGAACTAGCAAGCAGCCTGTTCCTGCGGCATCAATCTCAAAAACTGAATTCTTGTCATAATTGTAAAGAGGCAGGAATCCTTCAGGAACATCTTGAAAGATTGCTGGCACCGGCTTTGGGTATAAAGCACCCTCGACTCCGAACCCTGCGAAAACTAGACCCGCAACAACTGGGCGGTCTTTATCGTGTGCGGTTTCAATCAACTTATCGAAGGCATCGAGCGTTAATTGTTCATCGCTATCAAGGAAGAGAAGCCAATCAGACTTCGTTTCCAAAAATTGTTTTACTACTCGGTTGCGCTGCTTTGAAAGCAAGCCTGAACCTTTGACCCTAACAAACGGCCCTAGCCGTGTGGATCGTGCTTGAACGAGCTGAATCAACCTATAAGCGAACGCCCCATTGACTGTTCCTGGGTCGCACGAACCGATTGAAACTGTATGACCTGACTTCATAGATTCCCCCGAATCTTTAAGAAGTGTGGGCGAGAGCAATCGGGGGGAACTACTCCCGCCCACACAATTTGTTACTTTCTCAGATTAGAAAGTTGGTGCTACTAAACCAGTGCCTGAGATGATTGAGGCAGCAAGTGGATAACGCTCTGCTGAAGCAGCAGCGTATCCGTAGATGACTGACTTAATCTGTAGCTTGTCTGCGCCAGTTGCATCGAATGACAATGCGAATGGTGCGCCAGGCTGTTCCCAAAGGTGGAATTCAGGTGCTGAAACGCAATAGATTTCATCCTGGTTTGTTGCTGCTCCAAGATTTGTCAAAACGTTTGCATCTGCGATGATAGGCAAGCCCATCAACTGATAGCCAGTGTTTCCGTATCCGACAACACCTGCACCTGCGGCAACTCCGTTCATAGTGCCGTTAATTGCTGGCACTACTAATGGGCGGCCTGTGGTGTCTGTTGCAGCGAGAAGGAACGCTAGACGGCGTGGGTGCATTACCCAGTGTGTTGGTGTAACAAATGCGTTTGATTGAATTTGCTGAATCGCATCTGCGAGCTTTGGATAGAGAAGTGCAACTGTTGGTGTTGTCGCTGTGAATGTGATTGCGTTTCCACCTGAAGCACGAAGGCCCTTGATTGTTCCTGAAGTACCTGCACCATTGAGGATTTGGTTATCAAGAGTTGTGTGCCAAGAACGGATGAGGTCTGCGATGATGAATGAATCAACACCTGTACCGCGTTCGATTGCCTGACGTGATACATCTTGCTGTCCGGCGATTGTACGAACGTTGATTGTAAGTAGTGTGTCATCAACATCTGTCTCTGATACTGCATCATTCTGTGTTACCTGTACGGCTGTAGATGAACCTGTTGTCATTCTAGAGATATTCAGGGTCATACCAGCAGCAGGAAGTGTGTGCTTTGTTGTTGCGAAATCCGCAGTTGGGCGGCCTGCGCGAGCGAGTGGTGCTGCGAGATCGGTTAGGTACTGTGGAACAACGAGACCTGAGAAGTTAGATGTATCAACATCACGGCGCTCGATTGACTCTTCGCGTGTGTGGCGAGCTAGGCGCTCTTTCGCAGAATAATCTCCACGAATTTCAGCAGCATAAACATCCTTAACGAATGAGTTTTCTGAACGCTCTGAGTATGTGCGTGCCTCAGAAACAATCTTTGCTCCACCAACTGCTGCTGGCATTGCGATTGTTGCTACTGCTGCGCGTGCTTCGTTTGCCTTTGTATCTGCATCAGCCTGTGTCTTGAACTTTTCAATCTTTGAATCTAGTGAGCGTGACTCTTCTACGAGAGCATCAACCTTTTCGGTTTCTTCTGCGGTAAGGTCGGTACGATTCTCTGCTGCTACTGCTTCGAGAACTGCATCCATTTCAGCCTTAACTGCATCACGGCGCTCAATTACTTTGTCAAGAAATGACATTTGTTTTGCTCCTTATGAGTTTGGTTTTTGGTTGAGGTGGTGGCGATGATTCTTCACGGCGCTTTTAGGGTGTGAGATTCGCTCCGACTTCGATCCGCAGATTTTCTGCGGAAAACTATTTTGTGTTGTTGATAATTGCTTTGGCTAAGCGCAAAGAAATCTTGCGAGCTGCTTCTTCAGGACTTGGCTCATTTAATGGCTCAATCGCTCTCAAGGTTGAGGCTTTATGGCCGACAAGAGTTTCTGTGGCTTCCCAGCCGTCTCGAACTTCTTGATAAATACGAATCAAGATTGCAGGATCATCCTCTTCGGCGGTAATTGAGAAGTCTGTGCCTGGTATTCCTAGAACGCCCTCGCGCATAACGTGTTCAATTCTTCCGCGAGCTGTGCCGCCTGAAGAATCCCACTCTACGAAATCGCCAACAACATCAACTGCGCGAGTTGATTCTTCTTCTTCTTCCTCATACTCGCCTTCACCCATCAAGAGAGCCATCATCTCAACGGCTCGCATAACGTATTCGTGACCTTCCTTGAGGTCGCTAAAGACTGTTTGAAGCACTGCCAAAGATTCGCCGGTAACTTCGCGACCTTCTTTGACTGCCATAATCGCCTTGCGGAGTTCTTCACGCGCTTCAACTGAAGTTGTTGGGTAGGCAGGATATGTGACAACTGAAACGTCACCATCTGCAAGCGAGAGTTCGGTGAGAAGGCGCTCGGTGCGACCTTCATTCCACTTTTGACGAATCACACGGAAAGCGAAGCTCATCTGATCCAAATCTCCGCGCTGAACCAAAGTGTAGAGGTCGCGCCCTTCTTGGGTGTCTGCGATAACCGCATCCATATAAAGACCGCGCTCATCTTCGCTAAGTGTGAGTGTGCCGTTCTTTGTGCGAGCTAAAGGCAAGCCTTCGTGGTTGATGAGCAAACGCACATCGGGGGTTTCGCTTAGGGTCTTGCGGAAAGCGCCAGGTGCGATTCGCTCTACGAATGGCAATGGCACTGAATTATCGTTGAAAACTGCGGCATATCCTGAAAGGCGCATTGTGCCATCGTCTGCTTGGCGTGCCTCAACATCCTGCACTGTATAAGTACGGCGTTCGATTTTTTTGCTCATTTTGCTCCTTGAATCGGCCTCAGCATCTAAGGCATCAATTTTGCGCTGCGCCCAATTTTGCGCTCTGTCGCTGAAGTTGGAATCTCCACCCCAAAGTAACCAGGCAACTAAACCTGCGCCTGGGTATTGGGCATTGGATGGATCATTGTTTTTTGGTGCTTGTCCATCAACTTGATGGCGTGCAAACCAAGGTGCCATCTTGCGCACCTTGTTTTCTGAAATTCGACCTGCTGCCATTTCGCGAGCTTCTCGCTTGGTGGCATCGGTGAGACCATCTCCCCCAAAACCTTCTTGTAGGTATTTCAACCCACGCTCTGCATTAGCGCGAATGAAGGAAGGAACCGATAAATCAACTGCACGAACTTCGCCTAGTGGCTCTATCTCTTCGGCAATGGAAACTGCAACCATTTGAGCGATTGCATCATCCTTTGTATCGTGACAACCGATAGTGGTGAAAGAGCCGTCTGACTCTTCCTTCACTGTTGCCCAACCTGAGCAATCTGATTGGTTATCACTAATTCCGTATGGCATTTGATCCCTTAAAGCATCGCTAGGATTTCAGCATCATCTTCGACAATGGAGAAATCAATCTGAGATAGTGCGCTTGCATAGGCTCTACCTAGTAGGGCATCTGCAAATCCGTAATGAACCTTTGGTAATAGGGGTTCAATGACCGGAATTTCTATTGTTTGCAGATTCGGTTGAACGAACTGCATCAAAGGGTTTCCGAACGATCCACCCTCTGTTTTTGAGACTGTGACAATCTGCGCTGACAATCCACCAAGGTTCGCCGTAGCGGTAGCGGTGATGTTATCTGCTGCCGTTGCGTTAGCCGTTAAGCCACCCAAGGAAACCTCACCTGTGGCGATTACAGACACTATGGCGGTTGCGTTAGAGTAACTACCCCCAAGAGGTGCGCTCGCGCCCGCAGGGTTGGTCACAAGGCTTGTGGCGGTGCCTGTGACACCATTTAGAGGTGCGCTGGCAGAGACTTCTTGAATCGTGATGCTTGAGGCGCTACTTGTGAGAGCGCCAAGGATTGAAGTTCCTACGCCATCGGATGTAAAGGCAAAGCCTGAACCATCGAGTCCGTAGCCATCACTATCTAAAGGTGAGACATCCAGCGTGAAGCGCAGGAAACTCATTTGAGATTAGCTCGCTACAGTGAGGCTTACAGTGAGCGATCCGCTTGGAATCGTATAGGTATCACCTGCGGTGTAAGGGTTGCCTGTGATTGTTCCTGAAAATAGGAAGTTTCCAGTAGTCAAAGAATCCCAAGCGGTGAAGAAAGTCGCATCTTGAGAACCTGCAATGTTTGTCCAAGTAATCGCTGCATCGCTAGCGAGTGATCCGCTAGAGGCTGCTGAGAATGAAACGGACTTGCGAGTTGTCTCTGTCGCAGGATTGGCAGTGCCATTCGCGCCAGGGTCTGCAACGTGTAGTTTTACATACGCGGTGCTGACTGAGAACGCGGTGGCATTGCCTACTGAATCAAGAAATGCGTTTGCAAGATATGTGCTGAGACCTGTTGCCATTATTCGTCATCCTCAACTATCTGCTCGATGATTTCGCTTATGCGGTTATCTTCATCGCGAACTACCTTGCGAACAATGCGCTTGCGCTGTTCAACATTTTGAATATTGATTACGGCAGGTTCAACTGTGACATTAGGTGCTTCCACGTTGATTTCAGGCGCTTCTACATTCACGCGAGTTTCAGGAACATTCACGATTGTGTCGGGAACGTTCACATCAACGAATGAGCGAGAGTTCACTTCATAGGCTGCCTGTGGGTTGCCTGGGTCAATCGTAGAGATTTGCTGCAACTGAGTTGAAGGCACGCCTGTGTGCTTGATTGCTTCCATACCGATTACTGAAAGAACCTCGGCAGGGTCGAATCCGACCTGAATCAACTTGGCGATGATTTCAGTGCGTAGGTTTAGGCCCACATCCTTAGCATCCTTGGCATCAATATTCTGAAGAGGCACTCGGTACTGATCCCCATCTTCAATCGGGGTCATATCTTCCATCGCTCGAACATCGTTGAGGCTCATAAAGCCTTCACGCAATCCCTTGGTGTAGGCATCAAAGCGTTCGATTGTGGTGCCACGAAGTAGGGCATCAAGATTGAAGCGGATGAAGGCATCCTGCTCAGGTAGCAAAGTTGAGAGTGCTTGCTCGATACGCTCCAAGAGTGGGCGAAGTGAGTGCTGCACGAATGAAAGATTTTGAGCTTCAACGCTTGCAAAGCTCATCGCACCGGCTACTGGGTGTCCAAGTAGTGAGATTGGCACGTTGAAGATTCGAGCGATTTCTTCCACGCCAAATTTACGAGCTTCAAGCAGTTGAGCATCTGAAGCGTTGATTGCAAGAGGCTTGAAAGAACCGCCACCTGTAAGGATGCCGATTTTGCCAGCCTTGTATGGGCCTGAGTGAGCGATGTTCCAGTTGATTGCTAAATCTTCAACCTGCTCTTGATCCATTTCGCCAGGCACTTCGATAACACCGCCTGGGTTAGCAGCGTTTCCAAAGTAGGAAGCAGCGTAGGTATCGGCAGCGAGAGCGCCACCAACAACCATACGGCAAGCCTCGATTGGGGATCGCCCACGAATCTCACCTGGTAGCAAGAAGGCAGGGATGTGCAAGATGTCGCGGGTGGTCAAATACATAACATCGCCTGTGCGGGATTCTTTGTATTCGTAATAAATTGGCTCACCTGGTCGGCGAATGATTCTCACCTTGTCGGGATGTAGCACATAAACTTCAATCACATCGCCCATATCGTCACGGACTGTGAGAATGAAAGCATCTCCGCGCAAATCCATTGAGGTAATCATCTGCTCAAAGAATTCAAGGCGAGTCTGCTCAGGGTTTGGCTTAATCAACCAAGCCGGAGTTTCGCCATAGGCAGCAGCGTAGGAAAGGCGCACTCGACCTCGGCGCACATAGGCACCAACCGGCAAAGATGAGATAGTTCCTGAACGAAGGCGAACGCAAGCAAAGACTGTGGAGATACGCATTGCAGTATCGGCATCAACATAAACACCTGAAACATCTGTAATTGGCGGTCTGCCAGGGATTAGTGGCCCAACCCAGGCATCGCCTTGCGCACGCTTTTCGCCTGAATTCCTCAAACGCTTAGATAAACTCATTATTCAGCCTTCTCTGTAATCCAAATGAGGAACGAACCAAGAACTATGCAAGCAATCGGAAGTGAGAACTGCATAATTCCATAGGTGACAAGCACTGCGCCTGTAACTTCGGTGAGGATTGAAACATCAATCTTTGGCAGTTTGAATTTCATCTCGTCTCCTTAAATATCTATTGAAAAGAATCTAGTCACCGGCGCTTTAGGCTCAGGTGGTCGGGTGGCTCGGTCATAACCGAAGATTGAAGCAACGGCAGCATCTACCTTACGCTTGCTTGATGCCTTCGCGACCATAACGCCACGCGATGATTGTTTGGTAACGCAGTTGGCGATGTGTCGCGCTAAGCGCTCATCTCCATCGTGCGTGAATGATTGATTGACTACTGCTTCGTAGAATTGTTGCGTAGCAGGAACCATTCTCTCCGCAGAGTTCGGATAGCTGACAACAGGTAGCCCTGCCTCATCAAGCACCATAAAGGTTCTCTGCCATCGTGCGGGATCAAAGACAACCTCTTTCACGCTAAAGCGGGAATCGCGATAGGCGTTGATAATGGTCTGCTCAACCTCTGCGATAGGAACGTGCCAATCTTGCACATCTTCAGGTCTTTCCCAAAGCCCAACCACTTGAAGGTGTGGCTTCTCTTCTCCTAGGAACCACGCCACCAAAGCGGTTGAGTCATTGGAAAATGCCCCGTCAAAAGCAAGGATGCAATCCTCACCATCAATCGGCGCTCGGTTTTTAAGTTCGAGCGCATCCCACGCACCACTTGGTAGCCAAGCAGTTGCGGTGGAAGTCCAAATGTTGAGGCGCTTCGTTTTGAATTCAGCCTCAGGGGTTAGCGCGAAAGAAGAGCGCATATCTGCAAGAGAAGTTAAATCATCAAATCCTGGGTTGGCGATTTCCCAAACTTTTTCATCGGTGTAATCGTCTTTGTCATCGCCACCCCACCAAGCGAAGAAGAAGTTTGGATCAGCAATCTCACCCTTGGCGATTTGGATGCTTCGATTGAACATCGAGTAGCAGAGCGAATCCTTGCCGGTTGAATCTGTAGTGACTCCGGCGGTGGTGATTGCCACCAACATCGGCTCTTTTCTAGCACCCATCGAAAGCGACATAACATCATAAAGTTCGCGATTCGGTTGGGCGTGTAATTCGTCAAAGGCGATAAAGGTTGAGTTCAAGCCTTCTTTGGTAAATGACTCAGAGGAAAGCGCTCGATAGACCGAACCGGTCTTAGGGTTATGAATCACATCGCGGTAAGGCTTGAGGATTTCTGAAAGTTCAGGCTCTAGCTCGATGCAACGCTTTACAGTGTTGAAAATAATCTTGGCTTGATCCTTATCGGCAGCGCAGGAAAATATCTGCCCACCTTGAGGCCCAAGAACTAACTGCTCAAGCACCAACGCTGAAAGCCAAGCAGACTTGCCGGACTTGCGGGGCATCCCGATAAGTGCGCGGCGGTGGCGCAGGGAACCATCGGCTGCCTCTGCGAAGAGGTGGCGCGTGAGTTCCTTTTGCCAGGGGCGAAGCACAAGCGGATCGCCAGCGTTACCGGCAATTCCATCTTCGGTGATTCTACAAAGAGCTTCAGCAAAATCAATGACTTCATCACCGCGACTGCGCTTTAGGTCGGCAGGTAGAACGGGTGATAGATGCTTTGGTGGCCAAGCCTTAATTTTCTTTGTAGCCACATAACCCCCCGGTTATTTTTTGTTTCTTGCCTCTCGCTTTGCAACGAGCTTATCAAGAGCTGAAACTGCCTTAATCTCGGCCACGCCCAACTTGCTTCTTGAAGTAGGGTCAAAGCCAAGCGATGAAAGTGCATCTGTAAATGCTTTGTTCACTGCAACATAGGCACGGGCATCTGCCGCTTCGTGCGTTGCAAAATACTTTTGTCGGGCGTACTCGCTTGCATCGGCAAGGCGAGCAGCGTTCTCAATCGCTTCTCGATCCGATTGCGGTGAGAGCCATTGGATAGCCGCATCCCACGCACGCTCCCAAAGCCTGAGTCCGGCTTTGCCTAAGTCGGCAGGGGGTTCAGGCGTTGATAGCGCAGGTGCGAGCGAGTGAACCATTGCAAGTTCAGGAAGTTTGCGTTGCCCAGGGTTTCCTAGTGCGCGTTTTAATTCTGTTGGCTTTGGTGGTCTGCCAGCCGTCATTGTTTTTCCAATCGCTCAAAATCCATCGCCCCCGATAGATGAACCGAATCAGCAACTGATAGAAACCCAACCACCTTTTCTATCTTCTCGGTGTTTGCAAAGTCTGTTGTTGCTGGCATTAGCTCGGTCTGCCAAGTTGGTTTGACCTTGCTTAAATTAAAACCAAAGATTCCCTGCGGTGTTGAGTTGATGTAGCAGGGAGAAAACTGAAGTTGCTTTGAACGGACGATGAGAGCATCAAATTTGTTTTTCTCAATTAAGAGTGTGTCGTAATGGGATCGTCTGCATTTAAGTTCAACGTGCAACCTAGCCGATTGCGATGTGCAATCGAAGCGCTCAAAAGGATCGGCAGACTTTTCCAAGTCCGGCAAAAAATTCAAGCGCAAAAATTCAAATAAGCGTAATTCGGACATTTAACCCAAATCCATAATTTCGCAGGAATGTGCGAAGTCA